CCTGCCGAGGCGCGGGCATGATCTACGCCTATCCTCGCCGCATGATGATCGAGCCCACCTTCCACGCGCAGCCGCACCTCCCACAGATCATCGGGCTGGACCTCCCCCACGGGACTGGAACATTTGCAGCGGTCAAGCTGGTCATCGAGCCTGAGCGCGACATGGTTCATGTGGTGGACGAGTTCAAGGCGTCGAACCAGGAGACGCCGGTGTATGTGGACCGGGTGCGAATGATGGGCGGCACGGTAGTGCCGGTCGCGTGGCCGCACGACGGCGGGCGCGGGTTTGGGTCCACGACGAGCGGCGGCACGATTGCGGAGAAATACCGGTCCATGGGTCTGCGAATGCTGAAAGATCCGGCATTCGTGTATGACCACGAGAACCGCAAGAGCCGGTCAATCATGACGGCGATTGAAATGGTGCAGGACCGACTTGCCACAGGCCGGCTGAAGATTTCCCAGAACTGCCGCGAGCTCCTAGAGGAGATGCGGATCTACCGACACGAGAAGGGTCTTGTGAAGCCGAACCAAGACGATCACCTGATCGACGCGCTACACAAGGCAATGATGATGCTGCGCTACGCCAAAGCCCCAGCGCACGGCGCACAAAAGGGTTTCGAGGTCTACACGACGCCGCAAGCGCGTGGCGACTACGAGTTCTTCTAGGAGAAGACCATGGCGGTAACGACAGATGTGCGGCAACTCATGCAGAGGTTCTCGTTCCTCGAGAATCAACGCACCAATTACGAGTGGACGATGCAGGAGATTACGGATCTCTTCATGCCGTATCGCGGAGACATCACAACGCGGTACAGTCCAGGCGAGCGCAGAAAGCCGCTGTTTGATTCGTTTGGTGCAGTGGAGGCGGACAGGTTCGTCAACTTCCTCAACGGCACGCTGTACCCGAGCTCCAGCGACTGGGTCAAATACAGGGTGCGCGGTGCTGTTGAGTTTAGTCGCGAGATCGACGCTGCCTTGTACGACACTTCCATGCGAGTCATGGACGCGCTGTCCGCCTCCAATTTCTATGTCGCCGCGCAGACCGACACACGCGACTGGGGTGTGTTGGGCAACAGCACGCTGTATGTGCAGCACGACGACGAGTACGCCGGCGACAACGACGAGTTCGGCGGGCTGAACTTCGACCCCGTCCCGTTCTCTCGAGTGTGGTGGGTGTTTTCGTGCATTGGCCGTCCGCTGCTGCTGGTGCGCGAGCTGGAGCGGCCTGCCATTGACCATGTTGCGTTCTTCAACAAGCCCGGAGACAAGATCCCGCCGCGCATGGCGCAATTGGCGAAAGACCAGCCGTTCACCATGGTCAAGGTGCTGCACTTCATTCAGCGCAACGAAAAGGGCAAGAAGGGCGGTGACATCAAGCCATGGGACAGCCGGTGGGTTTTCAAAGACGATCCGTTCACGATCCGGCGCGGGCAGTTCAACAACTGCCCCTACATTGCAGCTCGCATGATGGTCATGGACGGCGAGCAGTACGGGCGCGGGCGAGGGCACTTGGCGCGTCCGATCATGAAGGGCGTGAACGAGATTGCTCGGCAGAAGTTCATCGCGCTGGGCAAGGAAATGAACCCGCCGTTCATGGCAGAAGAGGACGAGATCGCGCAGCTCGACCTGACGCCAGGCGGGCATGTGGTAGTGCGCCCACCCAAGGAAGTGCAGCCGGGATACCTGCGATCCGGCACGGACTTTGGCCTGATCGAGCAGGTGATTGCCAACATGCACATGACGGTGCGCGAGGCATTTCTTGGAGACGCGCTTGGTGAGCCGGAAGCGCAGACTCGGAGTGCCGAAGCGGAAAGGAGCCGCCAAGCGCGGGCCTTGGCGCGTCTGGCTTCTACGAGCCAGACAATTGTCCATGAGAAGCTGTCGCCGCTATTTGAGAATGTCACGGACATCATGCTGTCCAAGGGAGCGTTGCCCGAACTGCAGGCGATCATAAACGAGAACCCGAACCTAGAGCTGGAGTTTGAGTTCACCTCGCCGTTCTTCACCGCCATGAAAGCGCAAAGCCTGGCCCGGATTGATTCGTTTCTTGAGCGGCGGTTCCAGCGGTTTGAGCGCACGGGCGACCCCGGTGCGCTGGAAGACATCGACAATGACCAACTGCGCGAGGTCGAGAAGTTCCTGGGCGATGTGCCGGCGAAGATTTTCCGGTCGCAGGACGAGATCGAGCAACTGCGAGAGGCGCGGGGCGATCAGGCTGCCGACGACCGTATTTCGCAGCTCATGGAGCGGGCGGGTCAATCGCAAACTCAAGTACAGCTCCGACCGGGCGGTACGCGGCGTAACGGCGCAGGTCTGGCTGACATGACGGGACCGGTGATTTGAGCGAGACTCCAGAGTTCAATTTCTTTGATGTGGAGCGCGAGCTCAAGCAACGCCAGTTGCGCCACAAGGCAATTGGCGAAGAGGCCAAAAAGGTGTTTGAAGACACCTTTGCAACGGCCAGCGGTAAGCGGTGCCTCGAGATTCTAGGGGCAGTGCTAGGTGCAAGAGTCGGTGGGCTGGACGGCCCAACAGACCCGACTACCGTGGTGCGACAGGACACCATGCGCCGGGTCTACTGGTTCATCGACGGCATGGCTAGGCGGGCAGATAAAAGGGAGATCGTGTGAACCGACTGGCAGACATTCTACCTGACGGTCCTGAACGCGAGGCAGTGCTGAAGCAGTTCGGCGACGACGCCGATGTGAATGTGCTGGCTCGTAGCTTTCTTGAAACGCGCAACAAACTCACTTCGACCCGGCGTGTGCCTGGAGAAGACGCCACCCCGGACGACTGGGGCAAGTTCTACAGCTCCATGGGCAGGCCGGACAGCCACGAGGGTTATGGGATTCCAGAGAATGTCAACGATACGCTGCGCGTCACGCTGGAGTCGTTGCGCGAAGTGGCGCACCAACGAGGTCTGACGCAATCGCAGTGGCAGAGTCTTGCGGAGGCCGCCGGCACTAACGCGCAAGCGCGTATGCAGCAGGTGGACGCGCAGCGCACCGAATGGGAAAGCCAGACGCGCAACAAGCTCGGAGACGCTGCTGACAAGCGGCTGGAGCTGGCTGACAAGACTCTGGCAAAAATGATGGGAGACGATCCTGCCGTAGCGCAGGTTCTGAAGGAAACCGGCTTGGACCGACACCCGGCCCTCGTCAATGTTCTGCTGCAGGCAGGAGACTACATGAGCGAAGACAGCGCCCCGGTCGGGGCATCGCCGGCGCAACCCGCTGGCCCCACTCCCAATGAGCTCTACATCGAAGCCGTGGACATCATGGGTTCTGAAGAGTTCAAAAACAAAAAGCACCCCAAGGCCGCTCTGGCAGAGGCGCGGTTCCTCGAGGTGCTGATGACGCTGAAGTCGCTGGGGTACGATCAGGGGATCAACGATCCTCGGTTCACGACCCGTCCGAGTGCGTTTCTGCCTGACGGGACTCGGTTCATCTAATGGACGACCAGGCTAAACAAATCTACGAGGACGCTTTGCGGAAGCGTCATTACCTGGAGCAGCAGCAACGGCGTGACGGCACGCTGGAGCAACACCCCACGACATGGGAAAGTGACTGCTGTAACGCCAAAATCATTACGGCTGGCAGCAAGGTCGTGTGCCTGTCGTGCGGAGAGGAGTGTTCCTAATGGACGCAGAAAGAGTGCAGAAAGCGCGGGATGTGCTGCACGGTATGCTGATGTACGAAATGCACCCCACGGCGACGGTCATGCGCCTGCGGCAAACAGTTGTAGGTGTGCTGGAGCACCTTGACGCCGCTCTGGACATGACTGGTTCCAAGCCATTTGATCCTCTGGCGAACGATAATCCGCCTTCTGGCATAAAGCCCAAAAAGCGCGGCAGGCCCCGTAAAAAGCCCGAAGAAGTGGATTTCAGCGCGACGGACAACATTTCCGGCGAAGAATCCGCTTGACAATACTGCCCCCCTCGGTGTCCGCTGTGTGCAAGAGCGACTACCCCCCCTGGGCCGCTCTTCGATACGGCAAGCGCCGAGGGGGGCCTGCTTTGGGCGGATTACTCCCCGATCAAGTGAATGACTTGTGAATGGAGTAAGCCAGCATGGCTATTACTGATTACATCCCGTTGGGCGGTGCCACTTCTCCGGCTGGTGGTACCACTGATTCCCCTATTGGCCTGTTCGCGCTGAAAATGGCGTACGAGCAGACCATGTTCAAAGAGATGCAGCAAACTCGCTCCATGGTCGCCAACACGGCGAGCCGCATGGTGGAGCTCGAGGGTTACGAGAAGCGCATCGACCGCTGGAACAAAGCGACCCTGCAAACTCGCCAGCGGACCCAGGCTATCGGTGCTGACATCGGTGGCGTGGACAGTGCCGAGACCGGCATTCGGACGGTCGTGATTCGCCCGCAGCATTTTGAGTACCCGGAGTTCTTTGACCTGCGTGACCAAATGGGAACGCTGGGCCTGATGAACGCGCTTGTGCCGGGTGGCGAGTACCAGAACAATGTGCTCGCTGCCATGGGTCGCAAGTTCGACGAAATCTTCTTTTCGGAGATTCTGGCGGCGGTCAACCTTGGCGAGGGCGGCGGCACTTCCGCTTATGCCGGCACCGCCGGCAACGACTCTCTGCTCTCAGACGGCACTACCGGAACTGGTGTGCAGCCGTTTTGCATGGCTAAAGCGGTCGAACTCGTTTCGATCCTGCAGCAGAACGACGCTTTCTACGACGCCTACATTGGGATTCACCCGATTCAAGTGGCGCAGCTCTTCAACGACACCACCAACCGAGCGGTCAGCAGCGATTTCAACGCTATGCGCCCGCTCATGGACGGCGAAATTACGCGCCTGCTGGGCTGCCAGTGGATTTCCTGCACGCAGGTGCCGGGTTCTGCTAGTCAACACCGCGTGTACGGCTGGAACAGCAACGCGATGGTTTGCGGCATGGGACGCCAAGAGGCGTTCGTGCGGAATGTGCCGTCGCGAGGCAACACGGAGCTCGTCTACCACGGAGCGTTCTACGGTGCGGTGCGTGTGGACGATCTCGGCGTCACTTCTGTCAACAACTCTGACTAGGTCTAGCTGTGGCAGGTCGGACTACGCTCATGGCTGACAAGGCCCTGAATCTCTACCGCGCCGAAACGGCGACCCCGGTAGAGACATGGGTCACGCTGTTCACGACGAATCCGACTGCAGACCACCCGACCGCTCATGGCGCAATTGAGTGGGGTCCAGGCCGGGTTCGGGTTTACCCGAACTCGAGCCTGGGCAGCCCTCATTGGTCTGAGCCGGCAGACTTCACCAACCGGGTGCGTGTCATTCGGAATGTGGGGTCGGTGCTGTGGTCGAATGTAGCTCTAACCGTGAGCCCAGCAACTGTCATTGGCGTGGGCGTGTTTGACGCTGAAACCAACGGCAATCTGCTGACATGGGACGAGATAGATCCTCATGTGGTGTCAGACGGCGAGTCACGCACAATCGGCACTGCAGAACTACTGATTAAAGGAGATTAAAACATGCCTTTGACTATTGGAGCTCGGCAAGATTTTCTCAACGCAATCATTCGCGGTGACGCGAACCCGTACACTTACCTTGCCGTCGGCGACCAAAGGCTCAACTTGGCTTTGTTTGTTGGCGGTAGCGGTAATGGAGTTGACCCCGGAGACGACACTGCAGACGGTGCTGCTTCTGTAGCTGACGAAGTGTCGTCTAGTGGCACTGCATACGCCCGCACACCAGTCGAATTCGGTACGGCTGCTCAACAGCCGACTAGTGGCAACCCTGCGTCAATCTCGAACGATGCCACTGTGACTTTCCCGACCTGCCAGGGCACTGCATGGGCTACCGGCACCAACTATGTCAGCGGCTGGGCGTTGTACGACAACGCAGCTACGCCGTCCTGCATTTGGACCGGCGCGTTCGACACCGGCAAGAATGTCGATGTGAACGACACTGTTACCATTGCTTCTACCAACCTGGTTCTCCGACTCACTTAGCGTTGGGGCTTGATGGGGGTCGGGGCACACGCTCTGGCCCCCATCTCTTCGCGGGGGCGACATGCTGTTCGACATTGTGGAGCTAGAACTGCACAACCCAAACATGACGCCTGCGGAGTGCGCGGAAGAAGCACAACCGTTTTTTGGCCAGCATGAGTACGACGACGAGTTCGTGATGATTGATTCGATCAACGCGGCTACCGACTGCAAAGTGAAGGTGTTCGCCTACTACTTTGCAGGTGGATACACGAGGGCAACCTGTGGCGTATGACATTCAGTCCGCGTCTAACTACCGGACGAGTTCTGCGTCAAACGCAGTCACTTTTCCCTCTGCCACGACGGGCGGCAATACGCTAATCGTTGGGTATGTAGCAAACTTTTCCGCGACTGGTGCGCCCTCGTTTTCGCAGACGCTAACCCAGGCGCGTCATGTGAACGACGCGACGAACAGCTACAACTTTGGAATCTACTACAACACATCGGCTGCGTCTGTTTCGTCAGTGACGGTAACTTTCTCTCAAAGCTGCAACAGCACATGTTGGGCTATGGAGTTTGATTCTCAGTACGCAGCAACATTTCTCAACAGCGCACAGACCGTCAACACAACTCCGGTGTTTGGCGGTACAGCCGTGTACGCCCTTTCTAGCACTCTGAGCAGCAACCTGCCTGATGACATGCGGCTGTCGTTTGCCGTCCAATACGGAGCTGCAACGCTGACTCCTCGCGACCTCCAAAACCTTACATACCCGCCCGGAATTTTTCATTTCACGATCAGCAACACAGACATGTCGATTTATGTCGCTTCTAAACAATCGACAACCACACAGGCTTCGTGGAACTTTTGGGCGAACACCAACAACTCAACCGACAAGTTCGGTTCAGCCGGTACTAGCTGGCACGCTGCTGCTGCGCCTCCCGGCGGACAAGAGATCCTCACCCTTAGAAGTCAGGGGTACTGATGAACGGACCCTACGAGATCATCCCCGGCGTGCAGAAGGATGTGTTCTTCCCGCTGTACGCCCTCGACGGGACCGACATTCTGACGACCAGCCCGACCTTTGCTTCCGGCGACGCCAAGTTCAAGGTAGACGGTGGAACTTCAACGAACTTTACGCCGCAGCATCGGGGTGACGGTATCTACCTTGTCTCGATTACGGCGGGCTCCACCACCGCTGGAAACAAGAGCGGGCTCCTCGTCGTGCGCGACCTCACCTCGCCGCAGACTTGGCTCTCCACGGCTCTAGAGGTGCGGATTCTGTCGCTCGCCGAGGTGGCGTCGAGATACTACGACGGCCCGGTCGGCCCCGGCGTCTACTTCCAGCAGACCACGGGCGCGGCGGGCACCACCCTCGGCTACTCCGGCACGGCCACCAACCCGTGCAGCAGCATTGGGGACGCCAAGTCGATTGCTGACACGCTCGGCGTGAACCTGATCTACATGCTGCCCGACGCTTCCGCCACCTTCACCGCTTCTGCCAACGACTACCACTTCTACGGCACGGGCAACCGGAGCAGCGCGGAAGTAATCCTTGGCGGCCAAGACATCAAGAACGCCAAGTTCGAGGGGATCAAGGTGAGTGGGACTTCGGGTGCCACCGGAGACGCCACCTTCATCAACTGCGAACTGGATTCCGTCACGGGGCTGCGCGGTCTGGCGAAGGAATGCGGGTTGACCGGAACCTCGTCGGTGATCGCGTCTACAGCCATGACCTTCGAGAAGTGCTACTCCCTCGTGCCGGGTGCTTCAACTCCGGGGCTTACCTTCGCTGCCAGCGCGAGCGTCGGGTTCCGTCACTACTCGGGCGGCATTCAGTTCAACAGCGGTGCAGCCACCAACGCCGTCACCGTCGAGGGAGTCGGCAAGCTGGTGATCGCCGCGACCTGCACCTCCCTTGCCGTGCAGGTGCGAGGGGCGTGGCTCGTCAGCGACCTCGGCACGACCAGCAGCCTGACCTACGACAGCCACATGCAGACTGCGCTGGACATCCTCGAAGATACGGGCACCACGATCCCCGGCGAGCTTGCAAGCATTGAGACCAAGATCGACACAGTGGACACAGTGGTGGACCGGATCGAGATCGACACCACGAGCATTGAGACGAAGGTGGACACCGTTGATACCGTGGTGGACGCGATCCTGGTGGACACGGGCACGGACATTCCGGCTACGCTCACGACGATTGAGGGCAAGGTCGATACGGTCGATACGGTCGTTGACGCGATCCTGATCGACACGGGCACGAGCCTCCCAGCCACGCTGACTACAATCGACGGCAAAGTGGACACCGTGGATACTGTAGTGGACGCCATTCTCGTAGACACGGGGACGGACATCCCGGCGCAGATCACGGCACTCAATGACTTTGACCCAGCGACGGACGCGGTTGCAAATGTGACTACGGTCGGGTCAGTGACGGGGCTCAACGCCTCCCTCCTGGACGCGGCGATCACCACTCGCTCCACTTTCGATCCGGCTACCGACACGGTTACGAATGTGACCAATGTGGCTAGCGTGACTAGCCAGGTCCAGTCCAACCTGCGTAGCGTTGACGGCGTGGCCTTGGCGACCCACACGGCGGGCAAGGTTCCGGCTGACGCGACAGCCACGGTCAGCGGCACGGTGGACGCGAACCTGATTGAAGTGGACGGCGTAACCCTCGCGACCCACACCGCCGGCAAGGTTCCCGCTGACGCTACCGCTACTATCGGGATCGCCGCGTACCTTGGAGCCATTTGGTTTGACGACAGCGCAGCGACGACGGGCACCACAATTGGAACGCACGGGCTGCCAGACGCGCCGGTCAACGACTTCGACGATGCCGTTGCTCTGTGCAAGTCTACGGGGCTGAACCGGATCTACGCGATTGCCAGCACCTGCTCGCCAACCAGTACCTTGACCGACCTCGAGATCGTTGGCATTGGCAGCAGCACCTACAACTTTGGCGGCGTCGTGCATACGAATGTGCGGCTTGTCGGAATGTTGGTGTTCGGGATTTGTGGAGCTGCAAGCAATGTTTCGATTGACGGCGGCACACTTAGCACGACTACGACATTCAAGTCTGTAGACGGCGTGCGTAGCGCATTGCTTAACGGCACGGTTGCGCTGCAAGGCGGCTCTTGGAGCTACTTCGACAACTGCAGCCACGCAGCCTCTAGCCCGCTGATCTTCGACATGACAGCCAACACCAGCAGCCTTGCCATGTCCAAGTTCAGCGGCGAGGTAACCTTGAGCAATCTAGACGCAACTAACACGGTCGTGATCGACGGGCAGTGCAGCGTAATTCTAGACTCGTCTTGCACGGGTGGTCGAGTCTATGTGCGCGGGCAGATCGATGTCACAGACAACTCCAACAACACCGTCACGGTGACTGCTGTGACGGGCGTCAACCTGACTGAGATCATGGGCCAGACGGCCCCGGTCGAAACCTGGGTTCGCATTCTCAATGCAACGATTGACGCGACGGTGACGAGCGGCGGCGGCAGCACGGATAGCTGGAGCTCTACCGGAATCCCGACAACCAACGACGCGCAACTGATCGACAAGGTAGGCGTGTTTGTAGACGGTAACGCCAAGCTGCGAGGCTTTGTCGTAACCGGATACACGGACAGCACCAAGACACTCACTGTGGACCGGCTCAATGTTGCGCCAAGCAACGGAGACCGATTCCTGATTTTCGCGTGAGGTACCATGGGCTGGGACGCGCAACGACATCGACCGCTGGGTAATGGCTACGGGCGATCCCCGTCAAAGTACCGTCGTGGGCGCATTCTGGTCGCAGCCAATGTCATTCAGGTTCTCGAGCCGGACACGGTGACCTATGTGGCAGGAGCTCAACTAGGGTTGCCGGTGGCTAGCTATGTGGACCTGTATCAGCGGGTGTACTTGAAAGCCAACAGCGGCCCGCAATCGTGGAAGCGCACCATGCGAGCCGTCGCAGGGCTGGTGTCCGCTCCGGCGGTCGGCGGAGCGCCCCCCACCGCAGAGAACGGCGTGTGGACGGATGTGTCTGCCGCGCAAGTCACGACTGCTGGGTACAACTTAGCCTTGAGCCCGTACGAGCAGTACATCACGCCGGACGATGTTGCAGGCTTGGACTACATCGACATCAAGACCGTCGTAACGCATGAGCCCCGTTTGTGGAACCGCCCGTTTGAGGTAATCCATGAGCTGTGGGCCAATGTGTATGTCGCAAGGCAAGCGCGTACAGGCGTCAACGCAGGCGCGGCGTTTCCGTACGGCAACACGCATTACTACTACGACCTGACTTCTGCTAGAAGGCCGCGCAATGCCTAGCCTTGAGCCGCGTTGCATTGGCACGCTCAACAAGAACCAGGCTCCGGCGTACTTGGTGACGGCGGGCTCTGCAAATGAGCAATGGTGGCCAACAGGTTTTTTCCAATACTACACTACGCGATTGCAATGCTACGAGTTGTTCTGGTTTATCAACGACAATGGCTCTGTACACGATCAGACTGTGTTTGCGTCCCGCACAGATGTTAACAGTGGTAATCAGCCGCTTTTTGTCGTCCAACTGCAAGAAAACAAAAGCGATGTCATTGCGCTAGTCCAATTTCGCACTAGCGGAGGGGGCCAGTACAAAACAAGCGCGTTGAACTTAGGCAACAGGTCTAATGTATCTGGCCAATGGTGGCACACGATTGTGCAATATGAGCCCAGCGCAACGCAAAGCGCAGATAACGAAAACATTTTTGGCGACAACAACTTTCATGTGTACCACGGTCGAACTGGCGTAAGCGTGTTGGGCTCTGCTGTTCAGGCGGACAGTTTGTACGGCAGCAATCCCGATCAATTGCCCAACGCTTATATGCATCAAAATGTTGGGGCTGTAACAAGCACTTCTGCTCCGTATTTGTTGGCTGACGGCATGGCTGGATTTAGGCAGCTAGCTACAACGGCTTTGTCGTACACCATTACGGTCGGCTGCAAACTCAACGGAACGCAAACCTCAGTGGTGCCGTCTAGCATATTGGACGGTGGCGTAGCGGAATTGCGCGTGTGGGGCAGATGGTGGAGCCCTAATCCAACAAACGAAGCTGTGCCGTCTCCGTCGCAATTGGAAGCGCGGCGCAATGTGTATGTGCGGCATAGCGGCGTTACTAGCGAATCGCCAACGCAAAGCGTTGGAAGCTCTTGGCTGCGACATTGCCTCCGCTTTAACGACGCGCCTGGGACTACCGCTTCTGGCGTCACTCATGTTGGGCAGTCTTCAAGTGGCTTTGACGGCACAATTAGCGGCGCGTTCGGGATAGGTTTCGCGTCGAGCCCAATTATTGAGCCGTATGGCGGCACGATCCGAGAAATGACTGCGGCGGAAGTCTCGCTGGCCAACGCTAGCTTTAGCGGGCAAGGCGACCCTAGCGTTGTCATCTTGGTGCCGTTCCCGGCTACAAGAGCTGGCAACAATTCTGTTGCAGAAGAAAACGCGACAATTAGGGGAGTGCCAGGTTTTGCCGTAGCCGGCGACAACTCCGACACCGATCAGGACGACGCTGCGTGGGTGCGGGCTCGAGGATATCAGCCTGCTGCCGTTGACGCTGACGCAACCGAGCCTGACGGCATTGCCGACCTAAACCGCACGCTGTCTACAAACAACACCGCGTTCCCAGATCGTTCGCAATCGGAGAACGGAGCTCTGCCAGAAATTGCGTTCAGTCGCAACATGACTGCTGACGACCCGGCAGATTTCGTTCTGAGCGACAATAATGTCCCGTATGTAGGCGTAACGGTGCTTGTTGCGGCTACTGGAGCAGGGAACAACAGCAGCGGAGCAGAGGTCGGCCAGCCCACGCTAACGATTGCCGGCGCAGTCTCGCTGTACAATGTGCTCGCGCCTAGCACAACGGCCACCCAAGATTCTGCAGACATTGACGCAGGCCGCGTGCTGGCGGCGGTGCCTGGTGAGGCAGCGGCTGGGCAAGACGCCGTAGTGCTGCGCCGACAGGTAGCATTTCAACGCGCTGACGGGACCGTGTCTGGCCAGAGCGTGCTGACGATCACGACCGCCGGTCAAAAACCGATGTCGTCCAGCACGACAGATCAGCCCGTTACTAGTGCCAACGACATTCCCACTCTAGCGCGGCTGGTCGGCCCCACGACAACTGGCGCACCTAGCGTGGTGGTCGCCGGTGAGTCTAATGAGTTGGTCGTTCAACGGGGTCACGCGGCGACAAACGACGGGACAAGCAGCCAGGACAACCCGTCGCTGCAGCAGTCGGACGATATGGGCAACGCCGGCACGCCTAGCGCGACGAGTAGTAGCGACACCCCCGTGCTGCTTGGCCGTTTGCGCCCGTTGCCGGCGTCCGGTTCGCCCAGCCAGTCCGATAGCGCAGAAACCGTTACGCTTGACCGCGAAGCCCGCATGTCGGTCGCTGACGCTTCTCTAGACGCTGTTGCGAGCGAAGACAACGCCGCGTCTATGGCGCGAGCGCATGAGGCTACGGCTGACACAGCTAGCGCAAACGCTATTGTGACACTTGTCACGGCAGGCGAGATCCCGCTGGAGAATGTTCAAGATGTGACGGTCGTGACCAGCGCAGACGACGCCGTCACCTTGCTCATTGAGCGTGCCGCTACGGCTAGCGCAGCTCCGGTACCGGCAGACTCTAGTCAAAGCGTGCCGAGCTTTGGAGCGTCTCGAGGCATTGCGCCGGCGGTGCAGATACCTGCCGCGACTACGCAACCTGCGCCGAAGCTACTCGTAGATCGCAAAGCCGCTGCTACAAGTTTGGCCCACCGCAGTGTCAGCGAGCAGGACTTGTTCAACTTTGCTCGCTTGGCGGACTTCAAGCCTCAGCACCCAAACGGGCATCGCACCGCCTCGTCGCAGCATACGCCTATCTTGCAGGTGGCTGGCAACCCGCAGTTGAGCAACACGATTGACCCGGTGCCGGTACTGGCCGCTGAGTCTGGCGGCTTCGCTGTCGAGAAAGGCATGTCCGGCACGGCGTTGGAGATCGGCAGCGAAGCTAGCCTGATTACGGCTGCCCCTAGCGTCATTCGAGGCATGGCAGACGACGGACTGGGTGGCACAGAGAGCAATCAGCTACAAGCAGACATGACCGTGACGCCTCCGCTGTACATGAGCAACGCAGGCAATGCTAGCACAGCATTCGTCACGCAATCAGCGGGCACTGCGCTGATCCTCAAGCCCGATAACCAGAACACGCCGTCTCTGTCGCGAGCGCTTGACGGATGTGTCAACGCGCTGCTCCGCCGTCAAAACGCAACAAATACCCCCATCAACGCTCGCAGCACGCAACTGCTACCGACCATTAGCGTAGCCGGCGAGATTCCGTTTACGGCTACAAACGCCGAGATTCCGTCTAGCGCGTCGGAGTCTTTGCCGTCGCTGTCAATCAGCAAAGACTTTAGCGGCACCAATGTGCTACTGCCGACCGAGTCGGGTGAAGTTGTCGCATTGGGCATTAACCGTGGTCGCGAGGCACAACGGACAGACATCCGCGCATTTGAAACGCGACCCGTTCTTGAGCGATACGGCGTACGCCCGCTAACCAACCAAAACACTCCGTCTAACTTGCTGTCTGACGAGCCGCCGGTCTTCATGGCAAAGCAAGTGGTAATGTCCGCGCTGCAGCCTGGAGTGGAAAGCAGCAGCTTTGAGCTCGCGCCAGTCGAGCTGACCCCGGTGAGGTTCCTTGGGAACGCAAACAACCCCGCTGCTGGAACGAGCGATCACGCATTGCTGCCGCTCGAGATCAGTCGTGGCGTAGGCAACCCCGACGATCCGGCACTCGTGCAATCCGAAGGACCGGTTGTAGACTGGTACTTGGACATTGTGCTGTCTGCGACTCAAGACCCAGGCTCGGCGGCGACTGTGCTGTTCGCTGTTCTCGAGAAGAACACTGCGATCCCGTTCCACAACTTGCTGCAAAACGAGGCCGGTGCGTCGGGCCAGTTGCTTGTGCCAACTTCCATGGCGAGAGGCATGGGCGTCAGTGACCCGCCGGCGGTCATTAGCGATCAGCCTGCTGTCATCGCGCCAGCTCGCAATGTCGCAATGTCTGCTGCGAATGAGCCCGGATCCGTGTCGTTCGGGTTCTCTAATATTGAGACCGGGGCTACGCGCTTTATGTCCAACGCCGTGTTCAATGCGCCGGCGACTAGCGGGTACCTGATCCCGGACATTCTCATCAATCGGGATTATGTGCCACCTGCAGACGCTGCGCTGTCTAGCGGGCTGACCGCTCGCCTGGGAGTGCGTCCTGAGCTGATCCCCCGCGTGTCTAGCAGCAGCACGGCGCAGTTGCCGGTCATACTGATCCGGTCGCATGGCATCGCTGCCACGGGTGGGCTGGGCAGCGGCAGTGCGGCCTCTGCCACGATCATTCGCCAACGCGGCATGTTGCCAGTGCTGGAC